CCGTGTTAGCTGCAGTAGTTGCTCCGGCAGCGTCTACTTTACCAGCAATAACTGTTGAATTACTAATAGCTGTATTAGCTGCTGCTGTCGCTGTAGCAGGGGTAGCATAAGTGCTATTAGTAAAAGTTACTAAACCATTGAAGTTTTGGTGAGTAAATACAGAACTAATTGATATTGTTTGTGCTCCGCCAGATACTGTTTCTTGTACGCTATAACGAACTGCCCACATTTTTTCAGTAGTACTAGCAGGTGCTACTAAGAAAGTAGTAGACCAGCCAGCAGTTAAACTACCAAATTCTCCTGTAGCAAAATTATAGGAAGTTGCTTGAGGAGGACTTGGAGCAGTTGTTGAAGCAGTATCGTAGTACAAGTACCCAGTAGAATTTTTTAATGGCGGATTGATTACAGTTGTACCTTCAACACGCACTGGAGTTTGCCAGGTATATATTGTAGCACCTACCTCACGTTTACCAAAACTTGTCCATAGTGGATTTGAACCTGTTGCTCCTGCCACAGTAGCTGACCAACCTGCAGGAACTCCTGCACTAGCTGCGGGAGTTGCGGGAGGATTATCAGTGCTACGAATGTAAATCTGTGTAATACCTTCGCCAATTTTACCGTCTTTGGATTTGTTTAGTGATAGTTCTTTAGTTATAGTTTTTGCGTTTGCAGTTCCTGAATAGATAGTAGCAGTAAATACTGCTGTAGCTGAATCTAATGAAAGAGGTCCGTCAATATTAATGTACCCAGCAGGTTGTCCCGCTACAGGTGTATTTGCAGCAGTATTAATAGTGCAAGTGCCTCCACCGTTATAACTTACTTTTGCAAAAGTAACTGCTGGAGTGCTTGCTTCACTTAAAAAGGTTATTCCAAGTGCTGCAAAAAATTTACTAGTAATTGGGAATTGACCAGCATTAGCATCTCCTGCACTATCACAACTGATAGTTTGGTTTTCATTTGATAACCCGCCAATAAAAGCGTCATCGCCTTCGCGTAGGCTATAAACAGAAAATATATCAAACACGCTAAATGTTTCTGTGCCGATAGTTTCAGTAACAGTAACTCTAACAGTTTTTGAGCCTACTGCTGCAAAGCTGTTTAGTGTAAACGTACTACCACCAACACCAACTGAACCAATACCTGCAGAAGGCGCTGTGCCATCAACTAACCAAGTATACGTTGGTGTAATAAAATTACTCTGTACTGCGGTTAATACAATTGAACTAGGTAGTGGTGTAGTAGTATTTTTACTTGTTATAAATATCTGATTAGGTGCTGTTATAGCCACTGAACGTGCTGTTGCACCTTTAACGCCTTCTTTAGATTTTGCAAAACTTTGACGCTTTACAATACTAAAAGCTACGCCGCTGCTTGTTTTACCAGTAATTGTATAGTCAATGGTGGCAACATCTAGTGCATTATCCATAGACGCGTGGCGATCATACTCAATAAAATTACCGCCAACTGCAGGAGTTGTGTCGCATACAATACCATTTGCAGTAATAGTACTAACAGTCCAAGTGCCATCTGCAAACGGACTATTATTATCTACGGTTAAGTATGTATTACCTTGCTTGACTTGAATAAGAGTACCACTACCTACGTAGCTACTCGGAGTAGTTGTACCATCAGCATAAGCAGGTATTCCGTGAGACTCATTTGATAAGTAAACTGTAATTTGTTCTGTACCGTCATTGATACGAAACAATGTAATAACATCACTTACAGTACCTATTGTAGCAGTAACTACCGCAGTACCAATAGTTATACCTAGTGCATCAAATTGTGCTTTAGTAATTGTTATTGCGTTAGTACTTTGTGTAAAAACAATATTACCAAGCAAAGTACCTTCACGAGTAAAAGCTTGAACAGTAAATGTTGGTGTGCCCGTTAAGTTAACTAAACGAGCAGTAACTGTTGTTGAGGGTGTTTGCGAACTAGTTGCAAACTGATCTTTGTAAATAAACTCTTTGTTAGGAGTACTAAGTTGAATTAGTGGGGCTGTTTCACCTGCTAGTGCACGGTAAACATTCCACACTTGCTCTACGGTAATGCCATTATAAGTAGCAGTAAAAGTAACATTACCGCCATCATCTGTTAAGCCAGTACAACTATAAACACCTGTTGCGGCATTTATAGTTGCTCCAGTAATGCTATCAGTTGTAAAAGGTTTAATAGCATAAACTGGGCCAGCTCCAGTTACTTCAGTGCTTAAGTTAAAAACCTTGAAGACACCAGTAGCTTGACTAAAATCTCCTCCAGTACCATCAGTTTCTGTAACAATAGGTACAGGATCATTTGTTAAGTATCCGTAAACACTTATGTTTTCTTCTAGCACTACGGCTGTTAGTTGAGCAGAAACAGTATAAGATCCAGGGCCTGTGGGGCCTACTGGATCTACTTCGTCTTCGTCAATAGCACTAACAAAAGCATACTTTACATAGTACCGAGTATTAGGTGTTAAATTAGGAATAGTTACGTTTAAGCTATTGCCAGAAGGCACAAGTGTGCCTTCTGCATTATTAGGATTGAATCCACTAGTTAATGAATACCAAACCTTTATAGCTACTAGGTCGTCCCTGACATCTGTTAGTCTAATAGTATCATATGGTCTGTCTAATACTAGCTGTAATGATTTTACGCCTGGGTATAAAAATGCCGCCATGCTTATCCTTTAAATAATAGTTTTAACAACTATTGTTCCTAAAGTACTTGTAGTACTGTAATTACCTTGCTTATCTACTGCTCTGCAAGCTACTCGATAAGTAACTCCAGCTGCTGACAGTCTAGGTCTTGGTTGTTTACGAAGATCAAACCTAGCTATACCGTTAATTTTTATAACTGTAATGTTATTTGTTGCTGGATTTGGAACTATTTCCCAGAAGTCTTCTACACCCGTATCTTTATACAGCCTGTACTCATAAGTATCAAAGTCAGCTGTTTTTAAAGCAGCATCTGGTGTTACAACAATATCGGTTTTATCTAAGTCTAAAGTTAGTAGGGGTGCGATTGATCCTGTTAGTGTTTTTCCAGCATTTGTAAAATAGAAAATATCAGACCAAGGTCCTACAATAGTTCCTGTTTTATTGCTATATCTTGCACGTATCTTATAGACGCCGCTTGTAGTCAATCCATTAACAGTTAAGCTGCTAACAGATTTGTCAACACGATACAATTGTGTTAAACTATTGCTTCCAAAATCACTGTTTCCTGGAATAATTTGTGATTCAATTTGTTCTGCTTGAAGAGTTAAATCCGCAGGATTTGAAAAACTAACAATTACAACGTTTTGATAAGTTCCACCAGAAATAGCTTCACTTAATACACTGTCGCTAGTTACTTGAGCAATTATTGGTGCTTGAGTAATACTGTTTTTAACAATGTCGTTGTTAACTAAAGTAGTGTTGGCATCGTAGCTTAATAATTCTGATAGATTAGCAGTATAAATACTAGGTGCGTAATCAACTAAAGTTAGCTTTGCTCCTGTTGAGCTTGTTGGCTCTACATTTAGAACTACTAGTTCTTGAGTTTCGTACCCGATTTCACCTAACATAAATAAGTTGTCTGCTTCTATGCCATCTGCTACAACAATAGGTGCTGACGAAACTAGTTTAATAGTACTAACAGTTACTGTGTTACCAGTGGTTAGTGTAGGGCTCGTAGCTGCTAGATCTATTGTTTTAGTAGTGCCGTTAGGCTTAGTCTTATCGTTTACTCGAACTAATATTCTGTAGGTTTTTCCATGAGTTAAGTTAACAGGTTCCGTTAGCTCTAATGTAGTGCTATTAACGATAGCTTTTATCCTGCCTGAAGCAACGCCCCATAGCGGAACATCATGGCTTACTTTAACCACATCTCCTCGATTACATACTAAGTACTCAAAGTCAGTATTTAGTGTATAAGTTTCAGGTCGTAGTTTTAATTGCGCATGATGCCATCTAGCCAAGAAGCGTGCTTGGTTAGCATTGGTTACGCCAGGTAAAGTTATACTTTCAAATAGTGTTGCTATTGTTTTACCGCCAGTACCATCCAGATTATATCCATAATTAAAAATAATATGCTCAGTAGGCTGATAAGCCTGCTCTTCGTCTACAATAGTTACTCGGAAAGCGTGTGGCAGTCTTGGTAATGCTTTTGTAGACTCAAAACCCCAGCTATTGTGTGGAGTAAAATATTGAGTAGTATAGGCTCTAGGCTTGTCAACTACAACAGACCATTTACCATCTAAAAATATTGGGCTTCCTAAACCTGCTGCACAAATATCTCGCAACATATCCATAACACTCATACTATTAGTAATAATGTTATTATAAGTTAACGGAGCACTAGAAGGATTATTTCCTGCACAGAACTCGTGCCAAGTTTGCAAAGCAGCTAAATCTATTTTAGTAGCCATTTCTGATGGGCTTATCTTATACGCATTGGCTGGGTGCATTAAAACATAGGCAAATAAACTTGCAGGATTATTGGTAGGTCTGCTTAGCCATTTTTGTGTAGCCTTATCCCAGTCTAAACAAATACTTTGAACTAAAGCATTTATTCCATCTACTGAGCCGTTAACTTTATTTGTACTCTGCACACGAATAGCAGTTTTAGCAAGATAAGTTCCTGGTGGATTAACAGCAGGTCTTGTATTGTCAAAGCAAGCAGCTGTAAAAAATATTACTTTAGAATACCTTTGAAAATCACCTTCTTCGGCTGTATCGTCGTCTGTGCGTCGGCATCTAACAGCATATCGTGCTTTAGGTAGTTGAGTAAAATACTGTGTGTGTCCAAAAGCATCTTTTCGAGACTTAGATACTCCAGAAGTTCCAAATACTATTTCTGTATGTGTTGTAGCTATAGTATTTAAACCAGACTTCGTAAAAGTTATTCTAACTGCGGTAGCCATGTCACGTTCGCCTTCATTACCACCAACTAATTTAACAGTATGGTCGCCAGCTTGAAGGTATACATTAGTTGTAACAGTTTCACGCCAACTATTCATAGGCATAACTACTATTAGTTTATCGTCAATGTAAACGCCGCCAGTATCGTCTGCAGCAGCTTCAATATCATAATAACCACTATAAGGAAAATTAACTGTTTTAGTTATATTTAAAACATCAAATAAGTTACCAACATAATTTGTGGGGCGTATGCCATAAAGTTGTAAAAAACTGCTCCAACCGCTATATTTACCAAAAGTGCTGTTTACACCCGTGTATTGCGTAGAATTAAATATTTCTACTGGAGTAGCTGCTGAAGCAGTTACTTGTCCAGGAGGACTAACATCGTTCCAGACTTTACCTGCTTGAATAGCAATTTTAGTACCAATTATGTTTACTTGATCCGAAACGACTTGGTCGCCACTGCCAACTTGAACAGTTTCTGTTATAGGTGTAGGTGTTAATTCTAATCCGTTATAACCAACATAACTACTTAAATGTGACGTAACAGGCGTGATTATGCCCCCATTCGTCATAACTACTGTATAAAGCTTTAATGCATTAGGAGGTATCTGGGGTAAATGGGTATATGTACCGCCGTCTCCTATAAGACTCGCATAACTTCCTGATTTATATGCTGCTATCATTGTAGCACTAGGAGGGCCGTTTAAAACGTCTGTTGCAGCACCGTTATAACGTTGTACGCCTCCGCCAGGAAGCATTGCAAAAACTATGTGTTGGTATAAACTAATATCTTCGAAATTACCACTAGTAGGATCATATCGATTTACTATACCTGGTCTAGTAAGTGTTGTTGTATATGCGTTTGAATTAAGTTGATTAGAATTATAAGCACCTAAAGAATATGCAGCAGTATCTTCGAAATCCCAAGTAGTGCCATTGTATTTACCAAGCTGAATTTGAACTCCAGCAGTAGCTGGCGTAACTTTTCCGTCTT